TGGACTTTCTGAGCAGATTTGCTAATTCCCAGGTGACTAAATCTTCATACATCTCAAATTCAGATGTAATATCATCATCACGACTTATATACTCCAAAGCTTTAAGGCCGTTTACTTCCAAAATATAATCTTGGTTAGGGGTGAAGTAGACAATTAAGTCAATTCCATTTCCACGACGTTTAGGATAAGCACAATAAGGAATGCTTTGTGTGTTTAAAACAGCCGCATTGGTATAGAACTGCTCAACATTAAGAAGATCTATATCAATACGAACGTTACCCAATATGAATTGAGCTTTAATGATTTTGATATAGCCATCTAAAGGGATTGTGTCATTGCCAGCGGTCATATTTAATGACGTTTGACTATTTAAGAAAATCACATCGCCTTTGATATTAATTTGACGAATGATGGAGCGTAGATAACGCTCCGCCTTCTCAATATTTGGGCTATCAAGATCACCGCTACCACTGGGGAATATTCTTCCCCAGTCGTAAGCGTTTGTGATCAATTCAATCACTTTCATTCTATTTCTCGTTAGGCAAAGGTAAAGTTTGCTGATTCTAACGGGAAAATTAGAGTAGCCGCATAATCCCTGTCCATAGATACGCCAAATAGCACATCATGAACCATCTGCGTAATTGGCTCTCCAAAGACGCTACCGTGATAACTTCTAAGGGCAATTCCTGACTCGGTTTGAGCCACATCACTGGCATAGGGTGATTTGCTTGGCAGTTTAGGGCAAGCCATTTGAAATGCTGGCTGATAAAAGATAACACCGCGCTTATGACTTTTAACGATGTATAGTTTGTCAGTTGCAGGTACAATAGCACGTGATAAATTACGCTCAGGGTTTTTATTGGTAGCATCAAAAATAAGCGCAGGAGCCACTTTAATTGTTAAGTTTCCTGAGCCGTCAGCGGTTCCGCCAGTAATCACCTTGAACTGGGGATTGATTGCTGTTGGAGTTTTATCTTGCTGACGCAAGAAACGAATTGGTGTAGCGCCTGATATATCTCCAAGGTCATCGGCAACGATGGTTTCTCCACTCGTCAAACCTGATAGCACAATTTCACTTGCTGATAACGTTTCACCATTTTCAGTGTAAGTGCTTTCGGTGACGTTAGTGATGGCAACTTCTTTGCCTGCCGCAGTACCTGAGGTATGAGTAGGCAATAATTGAGATTGATAGAATTGAGTATTTGCCATTCCACCAACTTGCGGCAATCTCCAGGATTTGTCTAAATCGTTATTACGATCTGGGATATATTCTTGCGCGCCTGAACTAAAGATGGATGGAATAGACGTATCTGGAATCACACAGTGCAATGTTTGACTGCCACCAAAGTTACGAGCTGCAACTACTGCTTGACGAAGTGCAGCAAATGAACCCATGGTGCCTGCTTTAGCTTCACGATCTCCAACCCAACGATAACCACCAGAGCAAGCTTTTTGGGCGACATAAGAGTCAATGTTGCCAGCCATCGCAATCATGGATTCATCACCCATGTCATTGGCAAGCTCTTCTAGTGGGTAAGTTGCTAACTGCTCATCTGTGATTGCATAATTAGTTAGGCGCTCTTGATCGACAGTTAAATAAGCAAAACGTTCAGCAAACGAGCCATCATTGACCGGGTCAAATGATAGTGAATTTGTGACATTAAATAATGTGGGTTTGCGATACTCAACGGTTTGACCACGTTGCTTGGTAATCGTTTTCCAGTTATTAAATTTCTTGTTAGTTAATTTGGTCAGCGTTAAAGCTGCCTCTAAAGTTGGCAATGTGAAGTCTTGGTTATAGGTCTTCACAGCCTGCAAAGTATTGCTAATAGCCATGATTGGTTTTCCTCAATGTAAACTAGTAAAAAATGTTTGTCGATTTGTTGAACCGAGAAATCACCTCGTACCAGCGTTATAGGTCGCAGAACCCTGAGCTATTTAGACAGACCACCCAGATGTCCGACCAGCATTGAGGAATGCAGAACCCTTTGTTTTATGCCGGAACAAAGAAACCCGATCAGCATTATAAGTTGCAGAACTGCACAAGGATTAACTTATGCAGCTCCATTAATACATATATTGATATAAAAGTCAACCATTCATTTTCTTGGCAATGCGATCTATATTACCTTTCAACTTTTGTTGATAAGAAACTTCATTTGAGCCAGCCGATGATAATGCAGGGTTAATCTCTGAAAGTGGCTTTCTTGGTGCTAACTTCGGTTGTGATGGCGCTGATTCTTGCATGCCAATGCGAATCATTTTCTTAGCCAGAGCTTCTGGTCTGCATTCTGTTAACTCTTGGCGCAACTTAGGGTCTTTGGCAATCTTATTAACAATATCATGGCCGTTATCTAAATTAGCTGCCACTGTCACCACATCAACAATAGCAGGATTGATTTGAGCCTCTCGAGATAACGCGTTAATTGAATCTTTCCAATCATCGTAACGCGCCTCTCCATAGGCATTAAACTTTTGCACTCGCATGAAATCATCCTGGGATGGCTGATTGGGTTGTGGCTGATTTTGAAGATTGGGCGATTCTCCATTTGTTTGAGATTGTTGAGCTTGTTGCTGTTGAATATATTGCTCTTCTAATTCCCTGAGAACTTCCTGCCTGGCACGCTCTGCTGCCTTTTCTTCTGCTTTTTTACGCACAGCAGCCATCTGTGAATTACGATACTCTGGATTAGTCCAGTCTCCGCTATCATCATGAGACTGAGTGTCATGCTCATTTGTTTGATTATCTTGACTAACAGCAGAATTATCACTATCAGTATGTTGTGATTGATCTTGCTCACCCAACACTTCTTCATTAATTTGCTCTTGATTCTCTTCTCTCATCATCATTCCTTAATAGTTTCAGATTCATCAATTGAAACATCTTTTTCGTTTGCGACAATTTTAACGTCTTTAACTGGTCTATTTTTTACATGCTGTTTTTTAGTTTTAATAGATTTTACAGGCGCATTGAGTTTTTTAGACTCATCAATAAGCACCATGTTTTGATCAACCTTAAAACAATTACTTCTCCCATCTTGGCAATGATATTCAATTCCTGTTTGAGCTTGCTTGATGTGGTAAATTTTAACTCTAAGGTTGTGACCGAAATCGTCAGTAAAAATTATTTCTTCGCCGATAGTAAACATAAAACTTCCTTATGCTGTTTGTTGATTGAATAATTTATCAAGTACAGCGCGTTGGTTTTCTGAATTAATGCGGTGCATCTCAACTCCGGCATTAACCTGATTATCTTCACGCTGTACATTTAAATGTTGTAAATCCTTCATTAGCTGTGATTTACTTTCATGATTCTTCATTGCTAGCTCTGCCATCTTTATTTGATTTTCTTCGCTCATACCTTGTGCTTTTGCCATGTTGGCTTGAGCATTTATCATGAATGCTTGTGCTTTGATAGAATCAGGATTTTGCTGTTGATTTTGCTGTTGGCTCTGTTGCTGCTGCATCATCCATTGATTAAAGCTATCAACAATTTCAGATTTTCCTGAAAGCTCAATGTTATCAAACAAATATTCCAAACCTTGTGTTGCTAACCACTGGCCAAATGCAGGAGAGAGCTGAGCCACTTTCACCATAAACTCAACTGACTGCTGTTTCATAAGTCTTGTGGTTGGCGCTCTGTCTACATGCACATCAAAGAAGTTATGGTCAAAATCATGCGGCAAAGTAAGTTGCTGTGCCTTATTACCTGAACCTACCGTGACCGATTCGTTCTTAAGCATGATCTCAGGCAGTGTTGATATAACGATTCGGCCAATCTGCTCAACAGCTTGATACAAAGACTGCATGAAAGGGTCATTGGCAGCGCTGACAAAATCAGATAGGTTGGTTAGTGCCTTTCCTGACATGTTGGATTCATCAATCGCTTGATACTCAGCACCAACGATTCTCTCAATCTCAGTGTTTAAAACTGACATCATTTCAAGCATTTGAGGGTTTACTTGCTCAGGTGGCTCATAACGCGGTGGCACGCCTTGAGAAGGCTCCATAGTGCCATCGATCAAATAACTTTCTTCATATTCTATGACTTTACGTTTGGTTGTAGCCACTTTGAGTTCATCAATAACACTTTCAGGTGTTGATTGGCGACCAACTACCCATGTCCCATCATTTCTATTAACAAGATCAAATAGGAAGTAGTTAGCAATGAAGTTTTTAAGACGCTGAGCATCCAATGCTTGCTTGATGTATGGCATCGTGCATTGCTTGCCACTTTCATCAACGTAGGAATTACCACCAACATACACAAAGGGAAGTACTCTAAAATTGCTTTCCTCAGGGCCATTTAGCTTTTTATCGCCACATACAGTAACTTTGCATACAATTTTATCTTTAACGCTACGCTCATCTACAACTTGAGCACCGTTTATAAATCCTGGTATTTCTTGTCCATCTTTAATGGAAATAGTTTGTCTATCAGATAACTGATAGAGAGTGACATCTTCTGATTTATAGTAAAAATACTCAGCCACATAGATTTGACGTTTTCCCTCTTCAGTGCCACTAATCCAATTAATGTCAGTTTCATCCTCTTCAAATCTTTCAAAATTCTCTTTCAGTTTGGTGACATTTATTTTGGGAAACAGTCTTTTAAATTCAGCCTCTGTTAACTGCTGTAGCTTTATAACGTAGTTAGAATCTGACTTATCGGGGCGCTTAGCAGAAGGGTCAAAAAGATAAATGGTAGGGTTATCAGCGGCATTAATAATAATTTTTTGCTCAAAGGTGCGATTGTTTTTATAATCGGTTTTAAGCTCAAACACACCAAATCCACCAGGTATAGCAGTTTTACCCACTTCGTAGAATTTAACACCCATGTTGTTAGCATCGAATATATCTCTCACTTTCTGTGAAAGTGCATCAGCGATCTGTATGGATTGAGCGTCTTCACTGTCATTTGGCTGAATATCGACATTGGGCACGCTATCAGAGACTTCCTTTAACTGCTTTTTAATCAACGGATTGAGCACACTAAATTCAAAGGTAGGCTTATCCTCAGCTTCCATTTGTGCTAAGTCATCTTTAGTAAGCGAGCAGTTATAAGCATAATTCATGTACTTGAAAAACTGAGCAATATCATCTTGTGCAAATGCTCTAGCACGCTTGATATTGTCAAATATTTCTTTTTTAAGCGCCTTTGAAAGCTGTGAACTTGCCATTAGACACTCCTTGATGAATTGAATGGTTAGTAGATTGCTTTGGTTTTGCTGATACGTAATTAATTAGCAGGTGGTCAATAGCATCCATCATGCAATCGATTTGATCATCATGCATTGAGCTTTTATCTTTGTTCTCTGGTGCAAACCCTGTTGCCTCTGCAATGAAGTCTGTATAATAATCAGCAGCAGGGTTGATATATACGTATCCACCCTTGACCCACTCTTGGCATTCAAATCCCCGCGTGTATTTATCTTTCTTGCGATCAATCTGTCTGATAGGCACGCTGATTGATTCATGACGTCTCATGCTTTGAATTAATGCACTGCCATTGGCTTGACGCTCAATCGTGACAAAGTGTGGCTTGTAATTAAGACATAAATTAACCAGCATCAATACTTGTTGTGGAAACTCCCAGCGCCCTCTAGCTTGAGCCAATAGATAAATACGCCCATGTGCCCTACACCAAACCTGCATGACGGTATAATCGTTAGCGGTTTTAGTTTCTTGAGCTGTATCAACGGTAATAATAACACGTTCGGTATCAGCGGGTTTTAGACCACTAAAGTTTTTAAAATCACTTGCTTTAAAGAGTTTGCCCGTGTTTTTAATTTTCCAGTTTCCGTACAGAAGTCGTTGTTTATCAATCTCGGGCAATGCGTATAGTTTCTTTATGTATGATGGGTCACGCTGCATCAGGATTTGATTATCTTCAAGCTGCGCTCGTATAAAAGTAAATGAAGAAACATCGCATTCATTTTGCAAATTATTTTCTATAATATATTTTTTCCCTTCTGATTCAGTATCAAACCAAATCATTTTATCATTTTGCCTAATAAAATAACGTATAACACCAGAGCGTTCTGCAATTGCAAAACCATCGTCATCTATCCACCAATCAATCAAATTAGCTACCCATCCTGGTTCAGGGTTGCAAGTAGCACGAATATATGGCGTTATTTCTCCGCTTTTAGATCTCGCTCTACTAAAAAGATACCAAAATTGAGATTCAACAAAATTGGTAAGTTCATCAAATCCAATATAATCCAATTCAGCCCCATGAAATTTTAATTTATCTCTTTCGTACTGCATTCCTCGCAACGAAACGTCAATGTGTTTTCCAAATTTCCATCTATAGCTATTTTGATTAAATACACCTCCGACAGCATTAAAAAATATTTCTGATGTATCTAATAATCCTCCAGGGGCATCAATTTGAGAGTGTTCACGCCTAAATATTGCGGCATGATATTGTTTACGATGCAATCCTCGAAAACATTCCATTAATAAAGCTGCTGTTTTACCACCCCCTGCGGAACCACCATAAATAACTACATCTGCATGAGATTGCATAAACTGCATTTGTGGACCGTCTTGAGGTCTGAATGTGATTGAGCTATCCATGCCTAACCTGATTTATTCTGTCTGCAATTCTCATTTCTGCCATAACCTCAAGCAATAACTTGTTTTCCTGTTGATTGGCAGTTGGTTTCAACATCGGAATTCCTCCAGATTGTATTTTTCCAATGGTTTTTGTTTTATTTAAAGTATGATCAGCATATCTAATCATTTTTTAACTCTTTGATTATCTGGTATTTCACAAGTTACATTAACATTTAAAGCTTTTTCATTTTCATCCTTTGGCTCTTTCCAACCCATTTGGGTTTTAGCGTAGAAGATTGCAAGATTGTCGCTTTTTTTCGCTCTATCAAGAATACTTTCTGCCATTTTTGAATGAGCTTTTGCAACTCCTAGCTTATATGCGGAAAGTGCTTTATCGTCTTCTTTGAAAATATTGCGTAATGTTCGACCAGTGAAACCACCTATAAGTGTGGCTATAGTTTCTTGATTTGAACCATTCGCAGCTAATTCTTTTATCTCTGCATAATCCTCATCGGTCAAAACTATCTTAGCTGACATAAGAACCTCATTGTGAAGGAGGGGTTAATTTTGGAACAAAATACAATCCACTAATTGCTATTACGGTTTGAGGGCTAGCCAGAGAAATCGCACTATAAGTGATTATTTTATTTCCTGTTAATTCTCCAACAGCGAATTCATAGACATCTGCATTGGCGAATATAGGGAAAAATACCCTAGCTTGAGAATATACCGGAAGAGTGCATAAAATATCTCCTACAGCAATATTTCCTGTTACATTTGCCAGGAACTGAGCATGACACATGCCATTAGATAAAATATTTACTTGCGAAGGAAAATCATTTCTAATAAATAAGTTTTCCCCTCCCTCAATAGGCCCTAAAACATCTTTCTTCATAATATCATTATTCATATTGTATTCAAACATATCGCCATCCCATACTTGGTAGTGGCTTTCTTTAGGATTAACGATAGACATATTTAAGCTCCTTTTGACGGTCTTAGACTGGGGTATTTTTTATAAACTTTGGCGCGTATTTGTGCTGGATTATCAGAAAAATGAGCTCTTGCCAGTGCATTTCTGGCACGCTCAATAGTGTTAATAGGAAATGTGCCATCAGGACCGGCAAAAGCTTTGACGTTCTTGTACTTTCCAGCGTTAGACATGCCAGGCTTTTTACGAATCTTAGCAGCAGTTTTAGGTGTGACCTTTTTGCTGCCCATCTTGACAGTGGCTTTTGGCATAATTTGCGCAAAACTATTAGCATTGCTGCGGTTATAACATCAAAATCGTTTCTTAGGGGAAACACCTAGCGAATTAATTTCAATAACTTACCCATTGTCGAGTAACCAGGACGTTTACATTCACCTGTTGCTATTTTAAATATCTGGCTTACTGACAACCCGCTGGCATTGGCCAGCTTACGATAGCTTCCATATTGGCTATAAAGTTTTGTGACGACTGATGATGGTTGATCGTTTGACTTTCTCATTTCAACCATTCCTTAACTTTACGATAAATTTTCTCAGTCAAAAACCCTTGCATATATGCTACAAACTCATCAGACAAATGGTCATCAACTTCTATTTGCTTTGCTCCAATATCACTGATTAACCAAAACACAGCATGTGATACTTCATGTGAGATTATTTCGATGTCCAGGCCAGGAACAATAATATTACCCTCACGCATCGCACCATTAGTTCCATAGTATTTCTTCAGTTCTGGGCAAAGCGTTAAAACGATAGTAGAGTCAACAAACCCGGATTTAAGCGTTGCTTGCTTGGTAAATGGTATTTTTTTATCGTCCAGATAAATGTACTTTTGCTTAGCCATTCAAATACCCCTCAAATTGCTCAATTGCCTCTTTGCATCCTTTAGCCACAACACACATATATCCTTTGTTTTCCAGGAGATTCATAATTTCATTTTGTTCTTTAGTTACGTAACTGTTGGACTGTTTTTTCATCTCGATATACAACCCATTATAATCACCTTTTGGTTCTGCTATAAACAAATCAGGACAGCCTTTTAGCAATCCCTCATTTTTTAGCTTTTGCTTTTGCCAAGCATTAGTTGTGTATGCGCCATTAGGAATTGAGTGAACCACGACATCTGG